CCATCTGGGAAGATGGTTACACGCAACCTGTCGTTGTCGTGCATGATGCCGAGCGTGACCTTTATGTGGTCGTTGACGGTTTTCATCGATACCTGACGCTAAAAAACAGCCAACGCATCCGTGAACGCGAAGGTGGCCGCTTGCCAGTGGTTGTACTCCGCAAGGAGCTCCATGACCGCATGGCGTCAACCATCCGTCACAACCGCGCTCGTGGTTCACACAACATCGAACTGATGAGCGTGATCGTTGCCGAATTGATCGAGATGGGCAAAGGCGATGCATGGATTTGCAAGCATATTGGCATGAGCCCTGATGAGCTGTTGCGCCTGAAACAGGTGACCGGTCTAGCCTCGCTATTCCTTGGCAAGGATTTCAGCAAGGCATGGGACGTTGAGCAGATCGACAACATCACAGAGGATCTCGAACGTGAAGCTCAAAAGGATCTGGTTGCCCATTGATACTTGGGAAGAGATCGGCTACAACATGTGGGGCGATGTGCCAAATCGACGCATTGCTCTGTATCGCGCACAGATCTTCACCGGCAATCACCGCCTTTACGGGCGCTACATGCAACGGGTCACCGTGGAATGGCCCAACAGCTGCATCAATGCACTGACTGACTACAACCTCAACCGCAAAGCATGGATCGGGCACGCAGCCTGCGCGCTGGCCCTTCGATGCCCTGAAGACATCATTAGACAAGCATGGGGACTTTTGACCGATGAGCAACGGACATTGGCAAACCAACAAGCGGATCGAGCCATTCGCGCCTGGGAGATGCGCTACCGCCAGAGTCTCGGAATACGTGCGCACGTGGAAAGCCCGTTGTTATTCGCACGAGATTCCAGATGAGGTGCCGGCCAAAGTAGCTGCGTCAGGCCGCGCGCCGTCATGGCGAGCTGTCGCCATTGCCTTGCTGCAGAACGATCTGCACCTTTACCAGCTGGGCTATGCGCGGCCTGCATACGAGCGGCAACGCCGTGCCGTGACTATGGCCCAAATTGCCATGCACGGAACACCTGCAGATGGCACGCAATTGGAGCTGCCTCTATGAACCTCCGCCCCTACCAGCAACAGCTGATCACCGCCATCCGCCTGCAATACCAGCTAGGCCACCGCAAGGTGCTGGCAGTGCTGCCGACCGGCGGCGGCAAGACGGTGATTTTCAGCCACATCGCCCAATCCGCTGCTCGCAAGGGCAACCGCGTGTTGATCGCCGTTCACCGGCAGGAGCTGCTGGATCAAGCCTGCCGTTCACTGCCGATGCCGCATGGCGTGATCGCCGCCAACCGCGGCATGGATCTATCCGCAGCAGTGCAGGTTGCCAGCGTCCAGACGCTTGCCCGCAGGCTGCACAAACTGCCGCCTGATTTCTTTCAGCTGGTGATCATCGACGAGGCCCACCACAGCAATGCCGGCACCTGGGCCAAAACGCTGGAGCATTTCCACCAATCGCATCTGCTGGGCGTCACCGCAACCCCGATCAGGCTCGACGGCCGCGGCCTTGGCGAGCACTATCAGGTCATGGTGGAAGGTCCCAGCGCTGCCTGGCTAACCGACAACGGCTACCTCGCCGCGGCCAAGGTGCTAGCGCCACCGGGTTTTGACACCACCGGCCTGCGCAAGCGGATGGGTGACTTTGACGCCCGTGAGGCGGAGCACCGTGTCGGCACGATCATGGGCGACTGCCTAGGCCACTACCGCAAGCACCTATCGGGCCAGACTGCAATCGCGTTCTGCTGCTCTGTGGCGCACGCGGAAGCAGTGGCAGCACTCTTCCAATCAGCAGGCATCGCCGCGGCCAGTATTGACGGCAGCATGACTAGCGAGCAGCGGCGTGACCTGCTGCAGGCGCTAGGCACTGGCCGGATCAAGGTGCTCACCAGCTGCGCACTGATCGGCGAGGGCGTCGATGTTCCATCAGTCGGCGGCTGCATCCTGCTCAGACCCACTGCATCCACCAGCCTGCACCTGCAGATGATCGGCCGGTGCCTTAGGCCATCGCCCGGCAAGGCTGCAGCAGTGGTGCTGGATCACGTCGGCAATACGCTCCGGCTTGGCCATCACCTAGAGCCGCGCGAGTGGAGCTTGGACGGCGAGCGCAAGCGGGATCGGGAGAAAGCACCCAGCGTCAAGGTGTGCCCCAGTTGCTTTGCCGCCATGGCCAGCCAGGCCAAGCAATGCGGTGAGTGTGGGCATATGTTCGCTGCCGAGGCACGCGAGCTGCAGCAGGTGGATGGGGAGCTGGTGGAGCTAGCCATGCGCGCCAAGCGGCGTGAGCAAAGCGGCGCTCAAACGCTGCAGCAGTTGATCGCACTAGGTCAGCAGCGGGGATACAAAAATCCAGTCGCATGGGCAAAGCACGTCTTAGCCGCACGCCAAACCAAAGGACAGTGGAGCAAAGTCAAGTGAGCAAGTTTTGCATTGATCTTGAAGGCATGATGCTGCCTGATGCTATTGCCGCAGTTGTTGAGGCTTGGTGCGAAGCGCAAGATATAGATGGCGCGGATGAGCTGCCAGGCAATGCGCAATCCGCGACAGATTACGCGGCATGTTCATTTTATAAATCAATTAATTTTCATGGCTTAAATTATGATGGCAGCCCATGGGAACGATTGCTTAGAGAATCTACTTTTTATGGATGCGACCAAGAATGGAGCATGGGCCCCAGGTGGGACGGTCAACGCTTTCGGCCTCGATTGACGCATGTTGATGAGCGCGGCAAATCAAAATGGGTTTTGCTGCCATTTGAATGGGCAGTTATAAACGCAAATGATATTTGCAATTACGCCAGCGATATAGTTGAGTGGGTTGAAATGGAAAATAAAACACTTGCAAATGCTCATAAGCGTGTTTTTGCCTTTTATTTTTCGCCATCAAATAGCAGTGCTTTCTGAACAATCCATCCAGCAGCACATCCGCATTGCCTGCAGCAACGGTGACACGCGCCTGTTCCGCAACAACACCGGCACGCTCAAGGACGCCAACGGTCGCCCAGTGCAGTTCGGCCTATGCAAGGGCAGCGCTGACCTGATCGGCTGGCGCACGGTCACCATCACGCCAGAGATGGTCGGTCAGCAGGTGGCCGTGTTCACCTCTATAGAGGTCAAGACCGCTACCGGCAGACTGCGCCCTGAGCAGCAGCAGTGGCTGGATGCAGTCCAGGCGGCTGGCGGCATTGCTGGTGTGGCGCGCTCGGTCAGCGATGCAGAGGCATTGTTAAGAGATGTTGCACAGGGCTGACCACGGCGGCGCATGGTGTACAGTGGCATCACGAGGGGAGAGGATCCCTCGCAAAACCGAACCTCCGCGGAACCGGGTACACGACGCGTTACCACGAGCCCAACACGGCCTAAGTAAGCCTGCACCGCCGGTTGGCCCGGCACAACATTGATCCTTGAAAACTGAATACTCGCGGGCGTCGTCCCGCTCCGGTGGTGGCCTTCACCCGGCACCCATGAGTCCCGCCGGGGGCTCACCCACCAACCGGAGATCCCATGGACGACATCACCCGCAACGCCCTCGCCCGCGAGGCCGAAACCGCAGCGTTAATCGCTGAGGTGGATGCGGCCTTCGAGGCGTGGAGCCGCTCCACCGAGCAGCTGCTCGCAATGGCCCAAGAAGCCATCGCGCTGGCTGACTCAATCGAGCACGATCTGGGCAACGCCCAGGCCGCGCTTGAGGAATGGTTCTAAGGGCACCGCCCCTTCGGGGGCACAATGATTTAGGCCATAAGCCGGATAGCGCGCCCCGGATTCTCCGCTGTGGACAAGAGAACAGCCAGCTTTTACCACCTCAGCGAGCTGCGATCACAGAGGCATCCCAATCACCGCAACACCCCAAACCGAGAATCATGAGCACCACACTCGCACTGATCGCAGCGCTGCTACTCCTGCCGATCATCATCATCCTGTGGGCCACTGAGTCCACTGAGCAACGCGCCAAGCGGCTGCGCAGCTACGGCTGGACGCAACGCCGCATTGCTGACCACCTAGGCATCAGCCGCAGCCGTGTGCAACGGATTGTGACTGCCCACGGTTGAGCGGGGCGGCGCATGGTGTAGGATATTGGGACAGGAGGCGAAAGCCTCCACCCCAAACCGAAAGACATGAACGCCTCTGACTGGCACAACATTCTCCACTGCGCTCAGCTTCGCAAGGAGCAATTTGGCACTTCACTGCGGTGGCCGAGCATGGCCGACTACCACCGCTATCAGCGCGAATACGACACCTATATCATGGCTGGCGCAATGGCAGCCCGCGCTAAGCGCCTAGCAAGCTGACCCCCACGCGGCCCGCCGGAGCCGCACCCAATCCGGCATCACCCCAACTCGAGAACCATGATCAAGACCATCGACCGACTCGCAATGCTGGCCATCATCTTTGGCATTGCTGCCATGGCATATGACACCGGCAAACAGCAGGTGCAGGCTCACCACGCTTGCCAGCAGCAGCTGAAGCCATGACCACCAACGACACCTACTGGACGCTGCAGACGGCTATCCACCACAGCGGCGGTTTCTACCGCCGCTTGGCTGAGGCGACACTGCACGCCGATCCTGAAAACAAACAGCGTGTGCTGCTTGCATTCCCAGAACTGCAGCAGTGCTACGGCCCGCAAACGCACCTGCACCGCCAGCTGAGAGCAGCATGACCAGCAACGCTGAATACCACGCTGATCCAGCCGTTAGCGCTAGCCACCTGCACGCCGTTGCCGCCAGCCCCTATCACTACTGGGCTCGGTATCTCAACCCGCAGCGGCCGCCGTCGGTGCAGACCGCAGCGATGAAGCTAGGCAGCTTGGTGCATTGCGCTGTACTCGAGCCAGACGAGCTAGCCAAGCGCTATGCCGTCTGCCTGCCGCGTAATACCAAAGCTGGCAAGGAGATGGCTGCCGAGATGGAAGCATCCGGCATCGAGGCCGTGACTGCATCCGACATGGAGCAGGCCATGGCTATGGCGTCTGCGGTGCGTCAGCACCCTTACGCCGCGGCACTGCTGTCCCATGGCAAGGCCGAGCAATCCTTTTGGTTTGATGATGCGCAATCCGGCTTGCGCTGCAAGTGCCGCCCGGACTGGTTTGATGGCTCGACAGTGGTTGACCTCAAGACCACCACGGATGCCAGCCCGGCAGCCTTTGCGCGATCTGTCGCATCCTTCCGCTACCATGTCCAAGCCGACCACTACTTGGCCGGTGTTCCCGCAGATCGGTTTCTCTTCATCGCAGTGGAGAAGACCTATCCGTTCTGTGTCGCCGTCTACGAGCTGGATGCGGAGGCGATGAAGGCAGGTGAAGCGCTACGGCGCCAGAACCTGCAGACCATTGCCGACTGCCGTGCCATTGATGAGTGGCCTGGCTATAGCACCATCTGCGAAACGCTGAGCTTGCCCAGCTGGGCACTTGGCACTACCCCAACCATGACATCTGATGACTTCTAGCTCACTTGCGCTCTGGACCCCAGAGCAGACGCAACTGATCAGCACCACAATCGCGCCAGGCTGCAGCGTTGACGAGCTGCGCCTGTTCGCCTATGCCTGCCAGCGGACAGGTTTGGATCCGTTTTCAAAGCAGATCTACGCCATCCGACGCAGTGGGCGCATGACCATCCAGGCCGGCATCGACGGCCTCCGCAGCATCGCCGAACGTACCGGCCAGCTCGACGGCTCAGAGACGTACTGGTGTGGCGAAGATGGCCAATGGGCTGACGTGTGGCTTGGCAGCAAGCCACCTGCCGCGGCCAAGACGATCATTCACCGCAAGGGTGCCAGCCATCCGTTTGTCGGTGTGGCGCGGTTTGCCGACTACAACGCCGGACAGGGCCTGTGGTCCAAGATGCCCGCCGCAATGATCGCTAAGTGCAGCGAGGCGCTTGCGTTGCGCAAGGCATTTCCTGCTGACCTCTCAGGTGTCTACAGCACCGACGAGATGGAACAGGCCGAAGTGCAACCAGTCACGGTTGCCGCATCGCCTGCAGGCGATGCCAAGCTGTTCCAAGCCGGCAAGGCTGCTATTGCCAAAGCCGACACGATGGACAAGCTGCAAGAGGTTGTTGCACGCATGGACAAGCGCAAGCCTGATCTAAACGATGAGCAGAACCAGCAGCTCATAGAACTAGCACTGGCCAAGGAGGCTGAGCTAGAGCCCGCTATTGAGGATCCATTTGATAACTGAGCCGTACCTGACCAATGATCAATTGGCCACGCGATGGGGGCTGAAGCCATCAGCCATCAAAAACCAACGCGCGCGCGGCATTGGCCCTAGGTACTACACCATCCCGCGCATCGGCTTTCCAGCCGGTACGCCACGGGTGCGGTACCCGCTATCTCAAATCCTGGCCTTTGAAGAGGCCAATAACATCACACCACTGCCATGAGCCTTTACGCATCCGGTATCGTTCGCATCATTTCTGATCCTCAGCTGCGTGCTTTTGAAAGCGGCAGCATGGTTGCCAACTTTGCAGGTGGCATTCAAGAGGGCAAGGACAAGGATGGCAATTACATCAATAATGTGATTGACATTGAAATGTGGGGCAAGTCTGCAGAGCTTGTTGTTGATCGTTGCAAGAAGGGTGATTCCATCATGGTGACGGGCAACGTCCGGCGCCAAGAGTGGAACGACAAAGAAACCGGCGGCAAGCGCAGCAAGCATGTGCTTAATGTGCAGCGGTTTGAGTTTCTGCCTCGCGCCACGCAAGTTGAGGAGCCTGCATTCTGATGAGCGAAGCAGATCTTGAGGCGCTATTCCGCCGCTGGTGGGCAGAGTCTTACCCAATGGCACCAGTCAACAAGCAAGCTGTTGCTAGCCACGTTGCATTTGCTGCATGGTTACTGCGCAGTGAAGCACTGCCTAACTTGACCGACAACTAACGCGCACTGGTGGCCTAACGGCCACCTTTTCACAATGACCGACCTAGTAAACCACCCACCGCATTACAAGCAAGGCGACATTGAATGCATCCAGGCCATTAAGGCTGCACTTGGCACCGAAGGTTTTAAGGCTTACTGCAAGGGCCAAGTGTTTAAGTACCTATGGCGTGCTGAGCACAAGGGCAATGCCGTAGAAGATCTTGGCAAAGCCGATTGGTACATGCGCCGGCTGCTGCTCGAGGCGGCCGAGTGGCTTGAGCAGGAGGCCAGGAAATGACTCATCCTATTACCCCACCGACTGAGCTGATGCAGGCGTGGGTGGCCGAAATCTGGCATGAAGGAACACCAGTTCGAGTTGCATTGAGCGACGAACACATCGCCGCTCGCGCCGCCCAATGGGGCGCCGACCAAGAGCTAGAAGCTTGCTGTGAGTGGTTTGCCAGTAGGGGCTACACCGTACCCCTACGTGCATCCCGCCGCCCCAAGCCACCGAGCTTGAAGGAACAGGCTCAAGTAGAGCTTGACCGCTTGATTGCTCTTATTCCCACGGAGGGAGCGATAGCAATGGCCGAACCCATCCGCCGCGCACTGGAGGCGCTACCTGAATGACTTACATGTCAGGCCACAGCCAAGAAATACGAGGGCTGCTTGATGCTTTCGGCATTTCGCACAAAGCCGTTATAGGACTTCGCTTGCTTGTTGAACCCGACCAACTCGTTCGAGTTCAAGTAGAGCGGCTAGTTACTACCGACGAGATGGGTGAGATAACAGAGTGGATTCTCAAGCACGGCATCAAAGCGGAGCAGCTCGATGACTGACCTCTCCCCCGCCGCGCGCACCATTGTGCAAGCGTTTGATGAGCGACATGAGTTGCTCGGTCCTCTTGAGGGCAACTGGCAGGAGGCCTGCCTCGCCGCCGCCCTCCGTGCCGCTGCGGATCAAGTGGTGCCGGAGCCTAATGACATCGACAAAGGATCCTTTTCACTTGCCGCCATTCGCAATCGTTGCAAGGTGCGCGATCAGCTTCTCGTTATCGCCGCCGAGCTGGAGGGTAAGTGCAATGGCTGATTTCACCATCCATGAAGGCAGTCCGTTTGTTCACTTTGATGGAACGGTATGGCCCATTCCTGGTAGCCGACTGCGTGACTTGGAGCACGCGCTCAGGTACACACGAAAGGATTACTGCTTTGGCATGGAAGACCGTCTTCTTGCCGCTTCCGTCATAAATGCTTACATCGAGCTTGTCTGGAAAACACAGAAGCATCGCAATCAGATTGCTACCAACCTATTTGCTGCCGCTCAAAATGACTGACCACCTAACCCAACGCGCTCAGCGCTTGATTGAAGAGTTTGAATACGGCCAGGACACGCGCCATGGCATCGCTAATGTACTTACTCTTTTGGCTGACGCTTGGGAGAGCTACAGCGATGACACCACCCTTGTAGGTGTTCGGTGTTCAACCTTAGAAGACATGGCCGTTGAGCTTACCGCTCCAACACTGATGGAACGCGCCTTAGCTGGCGATAAGGATGCTGCCAGGCAGTTTCTTTTTGAAGCTGGTTTTACTGACGAACACGGCCAACCCACTGGACCCTACAAATCGGAGAATCTCGATGCGTAAAACAACTGTTCACGACTTTGAAGCTATCGAATTGTTTGCTGCAATGATCGGCAAACCTGAACCTGAGACCGATGAGGAGACTGAAGCGCTTAAGCAGAAATGCATCAACGACTTCGGTGTTGACTTCTACGGGTTAGCCGAGATTGCTGAGCGCTTGCTGCCACTTTGCGAACACGCGAATGCAGCGATAAGCGGTGCTGCTGCGCGTGGTTTTGCAAAAGATGGGATGTTTATCTGCAAAGTTTATGACGAGGATTTGAACTAATGACTGACTTTCGTGCGCTGTGCGCTGAGCTTGCTGACTGTTTAGAAAAAGCTAATTGGCCATTGCGGCATAAAACTCTCTTCGAGATCTGCCTTGATACCGCTCGCGCTTCCCTGGCCCAGCCCGAGCCGCAGGGGCCGAGTGATGCGGAGATGCAAGACCTAGCACTTCACTGCGTTAAAGGAAACAAGTCGGTTGAATGGGTAATCCAAGAAGCCCTCGTCCGCTGGGGCCGCCCCGCCATCGAGCCGGTGCCCGTCGCTGAGCGCCTGCCGGGGCCGGAGGATTGCGATGATCAGGGAAGATGCTGGATGTGCGGAAAGGTTGATGGAGATTGGAGGTTGATCAGTATCGACAATCCTGGAGTGCCCCAGCTCAAGTACGCCTTCTCCCACTGGCTCCCCCACTGGGCGCTGCCGGTGCCGCAGGAGGAGGGTGAGTGATGACTGAGCTATCTCCCGCTGCACAGGCGGTGTTGAATGGGTTTCGCGCTGTGCCAACTCTTATGGATGGGCCATCTATTGCCGGTGCCCTTCGCGCTGCTGTTGCTTGCACCCAGCAAAACCACGGCCATGACGTGTGGGAGTGCGATGCAGATGAACTCATCGCCATCGCCGCCGAGCTGGAGGGTGCCAATGACTGACCGCGAACTGATCGACAGACTGTTGTTCTTAGCTCAGACTGCAGTAGACCAGGCGCTGGACCGGAACTATGACGACCCTGAGGATTATTTCATCTACCGCGAGATGCAAGAGCTGAAGACTGCTGTCACCAAGCTGGAGGGGCAATGACGCTGCCCCTGATGTTCGAGCTTCTGGTCGTCTACGTCGTGACGTGCTGCCTGGCGCTATGGCTGGCGTCGAAGCTGCTGCCATGAACATTGGCGAGCAGCGGTGCCCTAAATGCAATGGCCGGATGCGGCTGGTATTGCAAGAGCGCACCTACAACAACCGCGCCAAGCGCAGGCGACATGAGTGCTACGACTGCCAAGAGCGCAGCACTAGCTACCTTGTAAACGATGACTTTTTTCAGCAGCTAACGGCTGCGCATGATATCGTTCAACGGTTGCAGGGGTTTTACTTTGACCACTGCGACGCCACTAATTAGGGGGAAAGGTGGCCGGTCCTCACGAGGTGCCAGCCTCACCGCAGCCTCTCCCAACTACGGAATGCCCAGTGACTCCGAAAGTCATTGGATCAACAGCATAACACCCCGAAATGACGCCCGACTCGTTCAAGCAGTACCTCACCGCCATCGGCCGATATCCATTGCTGTCGGCTGAGCAGGAAATTCAACTGTCGCGTCAAGTGCGGCGATACCTTGAGCTGCGTGACGCCAAAGGCGAACGCACCAAGCAAGAACAACGCGAGATCCGCGTTGGCATTCGCGCGCGTGACATGATCATCAATTGCAACTTGCGCTTGGTGGTTCATATCTCCAAGCGGTACGTCACCCGGCTGCAGTCCAACAACATGGATCTAATGGACTTGATCCAAGAAGGAGCACTGGGCCTGCATCGTGCCGCGGAGATGTTTGACGGCACTAAAGGGTATAAGTTTTCTACTTATGCCTACTGGTGGATTCGCCAAGCCATTACCCGCGCCATTGATACCAAAGAGCGGTTGATTCGAGTGCCGCAACACGCGCTAGAGAAAACTTACGCTGCTGCCAAAACCCAACGTGAGTTTGCGCAAGCCAATGGCCGCACGCCTACTGTCCGCGAAGTGGCCGACATCCTCAACATCAAAACAGATGAGCTATTGATGCTGATGGAGCGCAATAGGCCACACCGAAGCCTAGATGCACTGATCACCGAAGATGGTAGCACAATACTGGACATGATTGCCGACGAGTACGGCATTGATGAAGACCACAACCCTGAAGAGATTTGTGAGCGCGTTGAGCAGCTGCAGCTGGCTTTTTTTCGCCTAGATCCCTTTGATAGGGATGTTGTGCGTAGAAACTATGGCATTGGCTGTGAAACACCAGAAAGTTATGCCGAAATTGGCCGCAATCTTGGTGTATGCAGAGAGCGCGTCAGACAGCGTGCGCAACGTGCGCAACGCAAGCTAAGGCTGATTCTGCAGCCATCACTGGTGGCGTAGCAGTCGCTGCCACCATCGCTTTGGTTTGGAGCAGCTTAAAAACTGCTCCATTTCTAGTTTGGCAATATGACCAGTTGCCTGCTGGATTAGCTTAGATTGATACGCATTTTGACGAATCAGCGACGCGCATAAATGTGCCACTTGGCTAGGGTCATCATGGGCAAGGGCAGCTCTTGCCTGCCCTTCTATCCGTAGTTGATCCTCTACTGATAGTTCCACAATCATCCACTGGCCCCAAGACATGACTAACAACAACCTGCTACCGCCAACACTAGAGCAGGTTGGCGATATATGGCGCGTCACTTATGCAGGAATGGTAAAGGAGCACAAGCAAGACTGGCAGGCGCAGTGGCACTATCAGCAAGCTTGTGACATGTACTTATCCGCGCGAGGCAGTGACGATTGAATCGTTGTTATACCGTCCGGTTACTGCATAGGTGCGCTCTGGCGTGCCAGCGATGGCATGAAACACCATCTGGCCAATCTTCATGCCGGGCCACAATGCAATGTTGTGATAACGACGGCTGTTGTGTAGTTCTAATGTGAGCCGACTGCCGTGCCAGCCTGGGTCACAGTATCCAGCAAGCAGGTGCTCTAGGCCAGACCTTGCGCGGCTGGACTTCAGTACAAACTGCGCGGCAATGTGATCTGGCAGGTTAAAAAACTCCTGCGTCTCAGCTAGCGCAAACTCACTAGGCGCCAGCCAGTAAGGATCCGCCTCTGTATGGTGCGCAATGCTTAGCAATTGCAGGTCTGCAGTGTGCTCCACTTCCACCATTAGGTTGTCGCCGAGCAGCACATCAAGGGATGATGGGTTCTGCAGTTCTGCGTTATACGGCACCACCATTGCATGTTGCTTGCACAGGCGGCAAATCTCGTGGTCAGGAATGATCATCAATAATCCCAGCGGACTTTAGGGCGGCCAGCGCGAATGCCAAGATGCACAAAGCCCTTGGGTGCGCCGTAGCCAAGACTATACGGCCATTCCTTGTCGCACCATGCCTGCAGCTTATTGATGTCAACGCCTTGGATGTAAAAGTCCACGGCGCCCACGTTAGGCGCGTTGTACAGGTGCTCTGAGCTACTGGCGCCACCTACTGATCGGTTGATTGCCGCTGGCCGATAGCCGCTGGTGATGATCACAGGCTTGCCACCAAATGCAGACCGTGCCCGCTCCATGAATGCAGCAAGCTCGGCCGCTGTGTTCACTTGATGCTGCGCATCAAAGCGCCGCGCCTCTTGGTTCAATGCGAATTCACCTAGCGTGATGTGTGGCGTGATGCGCGATGCAAACGAACTAGATGGCGTCAACTTGGCCGGTTGCTGTTGATGCTCAAGATTGCCAGTAAATAACCGCACCTCAGCGGCACGGCGCCTCGCCAGCCCTTCTAGCGTTTTGCCGTCAGCTTTATCCCACTTGGGCAATTCCTCTGGCACAACTACGCTGGGCGCCTCGCCAGCCGCCAGCCGCTTGCGCAACGTGGACTCCTCTACGGCACCAAGTCCTACATTGAAAGCCCAAGACACCAGCGCAGCTTGCTGATTGGGTTTCCATGCCTTCATCAAAGGCAGTAGGCCAAATAGGCCAGGGGCGAATAGGTTTTCGACTTGATCGCAAAGCAGCTCCTCGGCCATCTGCTGCGTGATCTTGTCGCCCATGCGCACTGGTGCATCAATCAACCGCGTGGAGCCATAGCCGATGGTTGGCACGCCAGCTGGGCATCGGTATGCCTCAAGCCGCAAGCCTTCAAATTCGCGGATGACCTTGAGCGCTGGCTCAAGCCATGGCGCTGCAGGCATTACCGGTGCAGCACGGAACATTTCTAGGAATTCCGCCTGCTGCCCAAGGGTGAGCCATTGCCATGCCGTATTCCACGCCGCAATTTGATGTGGCTGTGGCGCCTGCTTATCGGTCCACTTGGCGGCAGCGAGGAAGTTGCTCATTGATTAACGGTTCTTGGGGAACACCAGACGCCCGGCCTGCAGCAGCAGCTGAATCCAGCTATTGGACTTGAGCGGGCTGATCGCGATGATCTCGCTGCCAGCAGCGATGACGATGGCGATGATGGCGGCAGTCTCGGGGCTCATTGTGCTTAGATCGGTGTCTTAAGACTACTTGCCAACCTGAGTAGATGGGCTGTGTTCAAAGTGCAGTTTGGGTGCTGCTGCGTTGATTGCGAACGGGATGAGGAAGCTCAAGCCGATGGCGAGGCCGACGCCAATGGCGACGCGGGTTTCGATTTCGCGGAGTCGGGAGAACGCAGCAGCCATGTCGCCGCGTTTTTCGCTGAGCTGGATCAGCACGGTCTCGAGCTTGCCTTCGAGCGATCCAAGCTTGTGGTAAATGTCTCCATGCGAGACATCGTCGGCTGGTGGCATGGGAACAATTACGCCTCAGTAGTAGCCTAGCGGCTGCTCAGTGCTCAAGCCCAAGGCCCCACGGAGGTGTTGGCACCAGCTGCGCCGATGGGCCAGATGGCAAAAAAAGACCCCGCGATTGTGGAATAGGCCCCACCCGGAGCCGCTGAAAGCTTGTACTGGGGAACAAAAGTGCCGCCTGCATCAATGCTTACCGTGCCATAATAAGTGTATCCATATTGAATTGTAGATAGGGCGGTTGCTGATGTAAGGTTTGCAATCGTCGCAACAGTAATATGAGCAGCAGATGTAGTGCCTGTGCCAACGGTTGGAGGGGCAACAGTGGCTCCTGTCACATAGGCAGTGTAAAAAATGTTGTTAAGAGTAGCGGTGCCGCCAAACAGTATTCCAAGTGTGTGGCTTGTTGTGCCCGCTGTTCTTGAAAGCAAAAAGTCAGACGTAAAGGCGTAAACAGTGCCCGCATCTAGTGAAACGCCAACATTGAACAGCGACTGCGCCGTAGAACTATTTGCCCCGGCATAGTTACTATTTAACCGATAGAACATCATCGATGGCGACACGCCACGGCTGACTGGCGTGGTGTAAAGCACCTTGCCATCAAACTCGACAGCGCCAGCTGCTGCTGTCGTCAGGTTGGTGCCTGATTGCAGGTTGAGCGGTGCGTTTGATGTCGTGCCAGCAGGCAGGACAATGGGTGTGAGAAAGTTACGGCTCATCAGCCAAGCACCACTACGCGGTAGGCGTTAGAGGCAGGGGCGGTGGCAAACACCACAGCCACGGTGTTTACGCCTGTGCGTTGCACGTCTACTTCCACGTCGTCGTACTGGCCGCTGTTGGGGAATACGCGGACGAGTACGTCGCGAGTGTTCAGGTTGTGAGTCACGGTATAGCTGGTGGCGCTGCCATCGCCTACGTTGCTGGATACCTTGCGCAGGCGGCCGGACCAGTTGGCCAGCTTGAGTGGGGTGACGATGCGGGCGTCGTCAGTGCCAGTGTCGGTTTCGGCTTGCGTTGCCAACTCGGCGATGCCAGCAGTGGATTCACTGGCGGACGGTGCCGACGTACCAAATGCAACCCAGCTGATTGAGCTGCTGCCAATGGTGCCGTTGATTTGATCTTGGCGCCATGTTGTAGCAGCGCTGGTGCCTTCCTCGACGGTGGTGACCGCCTGCTCCAGCTCGGCGAAGGTGCTTGCATCCAGCGAGCGGGTTAGCGCTACGGCAGAGCCGTTCCACACATAAATGCCGTTCTCGGATGCCGTGGATTGCGCCCGTACCAGCACGCGATCTTGGCTAGCCATCGTGATGCCGTCGATGGTGGCGCCAGGGTTGCTCAGGTCGAGGTTGGCCTGGGTGGAGACGCGGCAGCTGTCCTTCCAGGCAAGCCCTTCGACCAAACTGTCAACGTAGGACTTGGGTGCGGCGTCGCCAGCTGAACTTGGCGATGGGAGGTTGGTGACCTTGCTAACTGATTGAAAGTCGAAGTCTGTAAAGATCTTCTTGGCCATTTCAAGTCAGCCTCGCAAAGCCGGCGGTAGGTGCTGTCAATAGGATAACCGTCTGGTTAGTGCTGGGATGCGAAACCTCAGCCTGGATCTGCTGGCTGCCACTGTCGTACACATCAACGCTGGGCTTATAGCCGAGGTTGTGGTTGATGGTCCAGGTAGATGCAGAGCTGGATTGGATGAAGTCGTAGCCAGCGCCAACAACACCTTGTGGACCTTGAGGCCCGACGGTGATTGCAGTGACCGTGGAAGTTACGGGAACCGTAACTACGGTGCTACTGCCGTTTTCGGTAACGGTGACGGTATTGGTTACAGCGCTGACGTTGACAGTGGTCATGCGGTGTAACCCTCGGACACGTAAATAGCGCCCTCGAGGTAATACTCCCTTAGGCCGGAGGGGTTGGTCAGCAGAACGTCGTAGTACGCCTCGTTGGGAAAGATTGTTGTCTGGTCGTCGGTCAGGGCGATGGCGACGGTACCAGTAGCGCGGTTTGTGTAGGTAACCGTAAAGTCGGCGTATTTGCTGGTGCGGGCTTGGTTCCAGGCTTGGGCGGCGACAGTCCAGCCGGTCAAGTTGATTGCTGCGTCAGTGCTGTCTTTGAACTGCAGCGTGATGCTGTAGTCCGCCCGGCGCTGCAGGCTGATGTTGTAAGTGCCGGGCGAGATAGCCATAACTTCAGCTTAGCGTCCTTGGCCTTTAAGGGGTTTCTTCCCGCGTCGCCGGGACGACTGCGGGCGCCGTAACCAATGCTGGTGGTCTTGGGCACCGATTCCTTGCGGATGGTGCCAGAAAGACCGGCTTTCGCTTTTACTGCCATGGCAGGGCGGGCGACACGATCGGCGGATTGGCCAGGTCGGCCAGCTCGGCTGCAAGCCCTTGCTCCAGCGATTCAACGTCCAGATTGGCTTCCAGCCACTCGACGATTTGATCTTTGGTTAGATCGGGATAGGGCGTGAAAGCGTCGGGGTCCACGTCGCCCACGCCAACGGTGCCGTAGCAATCGGCGGTGTAGGCGCCGTCGGTGGCTTGGTAACGCCAGTGGATCGTCTTCACCACGTCGTCTAGGCCGTTTTCGTGGGGAGCGCAGTCCAGCTGGGGAATGACCCAGGTGTAGGTGATGTCAGTCATCGGTTTGCTCGGATTCGGTGATCTCAACGCTTTCTAGGTAGCCGACCAACGTGGCGCCAGCGGACTGGACCAGTAGGGCATTGCCGGTGGCTTTTGCGGTGGCGTAAGCCTCGATCAGCTCAACCAGCTTTTGCTTGGACTCGGGCATGGAGTGGGGTTAGATGGTGAAAGTGTAGCTGCTGCCGGATAGACAACATCACTCATACAGAATGTTCACAGTGCCTGCGTCAAAGGATGCGCTGCCGCCTGTTGTGGTAATGCGGATGCGATCCAATGTTGCAGAGAGGCCTTTTGATCCACCGCTGATAAATACAAGGTCATCATTGTCACGGGCTACTGTGCTGGATAGTACCCATGTGTTGCCAGAAACTTTAGTAATAACAGCGTGACCAGAAACGGTATCACTCGCGGCTCCTACAGCAAGTGGGAATGTGCTGGCCGATCCGCTGCTGCCTGTGTTTGGACCTGTCCATGCAAGGCCTCCGGTATAGCCAGAAGTTTCAATGCCGCCACTATCTCCTAGCTGAACTGCGAGTGTGGCAGTGGCATCCGTGCTCACGGCGTCGATCATCACGGTGATGCGCTTTGCCGATGATGGAATGCCGGTGAAATCAACGGCAGTGCCTGTCGCACTTACGGCAGTGCCAGCGGTCAGTGCGGTAACAGTGGTCCACGACGGCGACGCACCGGAGCCGTTGCTGGTGAGCACTTGGCCGCTGGTGCCGTAGTTGGCGCCGCCGATGCCGATCTGGCCGGAGGCGCCGATGCGCAGGTACTCGCTTTCACTGCCGCCAACGGACTTGCTGAAGGTGAAGTCGTGGCTGGTGCTAGTGGCTTGGCCAAACACCCACTCAGCTGTGGCTCCTCCGTTGTAGAGGTGATACCGGGCCTGGCCAGGAGAACTTGGCGTAATGCGGATGTTGCCAATCGTGGCCGAAGGTGCAGCCAGCGCAACATCGAAGCTTGTTCCAGGGGCTGTGGTACCCAAGCCAAAGCGGCCGGCTGAGGTGACGATCCAGCGCTGGCTTCCGTTGACATGCGCTGCAATGCCAGACGGCGCGCCAATGTTCAAGACACCGCTAAGTCCAGCAGTTGTTGAGCCAGTAGTTGGAGCTGCGCTATAAGTGCCCCAGATATTGAGGTGGTTAGTAAGAGTAGTGTCACTATCCGTATCACCTTGCAGCATCATGCTCAGCATTTTTGCTGTTGATACATTTGAAGCGTTGCGCCGCAATATAAAACCAGGGAAATTCCAGTTTACTGTTGTACCAATCTGTGCGGGAGTTGCTCCTCCACTGTTGAGATCCAGTATGTAACTAGGACTACTCGTCCCGATTCCTACGTTTCCACCCGCGCCATTGAGTATTAGGGGGCTTGCGTTGCCGTTGTCATAAGCCTGGATGGAGCCGCGACCCAGCGTGTCGTAGAGATACCCGAGCTGCAATCGATAGGCGCCATTCCCAGATGACTCGCCAACGGTGATTTGATTGGCCGTTGCCGGAGTTGAAGGCGTGGATGACGGGACAACAGTGAAGCGGCTATAAGGGGCAGTCGTCCCTAGGCCGAGGTTGCCAGAACTGTTAATTGCAAGGTTTGTTGATCCTCGGCTGTTGTTGCCAATCCTGAACTGGTCTGTTGCGCGATCAGCCCAGATCTGCCAATTGCGTTGTCCTTGATTCTCAAATGAAATGCCGGCGCTATTGCTCCCAGCATTTGTTGCGCTGATGTTGATCTGCGCGTTGCCGTCTTCCAGCACATGCAGCCCGCTGGCCGGCGACAGCGTACCGATGCCAACGCGACCAGCGGTGTCAACTGTCAGGTAATCAGACTCTGAACCCGCGACGCTTTTGCTCAGGATGAAGTTATGACTGGATCCTGTTTTTTGACCAAACAACCATTCAGCAATACCGCCGCCGTTAAATAGGTGGTAGCGAGCTTGGCCGGCAGAACTTGGGGCAATACGAATGTTGCCGACCGTTGCGCTTGCAGTTGCCAGCGTGACATCAAGGCATGTTCCTGGCGTGGCGGTGCCGATGCCCACCTCGCCAGCAGCATCGATGAACACCCGGCCCGCGCTGTTCGTGGCCAAGCCAATTATGTTGCTGCCCGCCAAGTAGAGCCCGTTGGTTGGCGCCGAGCTGCCGCTGGGGATCAGCGCCGTGCCTGTGACGCTGCCCGTGCTGGTGATCGCCCCAGAACCCAATGTGCCGCCAATGGTGGCATTGCTGGTGGTGCTGAGACCAGTTAGCGCATAGGTGCTGGTTAGCTCTGCCCAGCTGCTGCCGTTCCACTTCTGCCAGCGGTTGACCGAGCTGTTCCAGCGGATGGCGTTTGTGGGGATGTTGCTACTGGTTGTGCCGTCAAACTGCAGCGCCAGGTCCGTGTCACGGTCCTTTATTTCCGTCACGAAGTTGGTGTACGTGCTGGTTAGCAGCGGATTGGACCAGTTGGCCATGGCTTAGCTTCCTCGGGCTTGCCAGCTGAAGGCGCCGCTCACACGGTTGCCCGCAGTGTCGAACAGCAGCACCTTGAAGCTGGTGGGATTGGCGACGTCCACAAAATCATAGATCGCGATTCTGGGCGTCGTTCCGCTTGGTGTGACACCAATGCTTTCAATGTCCACAAACGGCACATTGAAGTTGACCGTCGTTCCACCAGTATCCGCAGAGTTTGCCGTGCCATTGCCCATGTCGTTCTTGATCTTGATGTCGAGGCGGACGTTCAGTCCACTGAGCTGCAGCAGGTCATCGCCGCCTGTGCTGGTGAAGTCGTAACGGACCTTCACGTAGCGGAAGTTGGTGGCATAGATGGACTCTTGGTTTGCGTAGTCGGTCCAAGGGTCGCCAGATGCGGTTTTTACGCTGAGCGTTGGGGTTACCGTCACAGAACCGGCCACCGTCTGACGCGTGAGCGTTGAGGTGATTTTCGTGCCAGCCAGCACGGTGCTGTAGTCGAACTCCTCGACGTAGCTGCCGGTGGTGGTAGACGGCATGGCGTAGATGGTGAAGCCAGCGCTCACTTGGTCCTGCAGTGTGCTCCAGCCGCGGGAGGTGAAGTGCGACTGCCAAGTTTCTGTCGTATCTACCGTTGCCAGCAGGCCCGTGCCATTGGGCGTCAGGTTGGTGGAGGTGCCGCTAAAGGTGCTGTTGATGTCCGAGCGCAGGATGTAATCCGGAGGCTGGTTAACGAGGGCGGAGACGCTGGCCGGGGTGCCAACGTTGCCTGCACTGTCAATGCCCGCCAGCCAGTAGGTGTAGGTGCCAGAGACGGTCTCAAATACCGTGGTGAACAGCCCCTGCTTGGTGCCGACCGAGGTGCCGCTTGCGTAGGTGGTGCCGCGGCGCAGTTCGTAATAGACGATGGGCAGCGTTTGCGTGGAGTCGGTCCAGCGCAGCAACACGTTGTTGTCAATCACTTGCTGGCTGATCACAGGTGCCGATGGCGACGTGACCACCACGTCTTGGAATTGCTCGGGGCCCTGGTTGCCAATAACGTCAACTGCCGCTACCCAGAATCGCTGCGTGCCGGTCCAATCAACCTTCAGGCTGTAGGCAGTGGATTTGATTTCAGCCAATGTGGTAGCTGATGCAAAGGTGCTGCCCCTGAGCACTTTGTAGTAGGCCGTTTCAAGGCTGCCCTGCACGGGATCCCAGCTCAACAGGACCTGTTCACCCCTGAAAGCGTTTTGCACATTAGGAGCTGGCGGCACCGTGGGGCCGATAGCAACAGTTGCAGCAGCGCCAAGATTGTTGTTTGCGTCAACAGCTTGGACAGTGAATGTCTGCGAACCTGTCCAGTCAATACGCGTGGTGTAGTTTGTAGATTGCAAAATTGCAACAGTTGCGTCGTTGCGTGCAATTCGGTAAAAGCGCGTTTTTGTCGTACCGTTTACTTCGCTCCAAGTCAGTACGGCGTTTTGGCCTGTGTAAGAAACCGAGACAGTTGGCGCGGCGGCTTGGGTGATTGTGACTGCTGCTGAACCTTCGGCACTCTCGTTGCCGGCCAAGTCCACCGCTTTCACGTAGAAAGTCCGCACGCCGTTCCAGATGATCGGTAGCGAGGTGGTGGTGGTCTTGATTTCGCCAATGGCACCGGCGCTGGACCGGACCACATAGGCGGCAATGGCATAGCTGGCGGTGGATGCTGGCCAACTGAGTGTCACCAAGTCGCCGGCCACTGTGGCGGTGACGCTCGGTGTTGAGGGTGAAGTGATGGTGACGGTGGTGCTGGCAGCTGCGGCGCTGTAGACACCTGAGGTGTCGATGGCGCGGATCATGTAGCTGCGCGTACCGGGAGCCAGCTGGCCGAGTTTGTAGCTGGTGGCAGCCACGTTGGTGACGAAGGTGGCGGACGCCCAGACTGTGCCCTGCCTGATTTCGTATTCGCTGAGGTCTAAGTCGGGGACGGGGTTCCAGATCAGGGTGGCACCGATGTTGCCATCGAGGATCGATGAGAAGCCGGTCACGTTGGACGGCGGGGCTGTCTTGCCAAGCGCCGTGATGCTGCCGGTGGCTGCTGTGGTGGACAACTTTAGGGCGGCGCTCATGGAGAACACCTGCACCTCAAACAACCCAGGCGTGATGTCGAGGATTTCGTAGTCGTTGGTCAGCACATCGACCACAGCCCAGTTGGCGCTGTCTTTGCGCCATTTCACCCGGTACTGGGCAATGCCAAGTACCGCCGGCCAAGAAACAATTACCTTGGCGCGGATCTGGTTTTGGTAGCTGTAGAGCGCCTCCTCAAACGAGAGGCTGGCTGGTGCATCGGGTATCTCGTTGAGATCGGTTATGTCGCGAACCTCAAGCGGCCGGCCTCGCTCCACGTAGGCGTACTTGCTCGAGTTGTAGGCGAGGGCCGATATCTGGTAGGTGGCCTGATCTTGTTCAGCAACGCTGATCACGCGCCAGGTCGAGGTCTGGATTGAAGCGGTTTCAAGGATCCAGATGCTGTTGGCATTGGGTGCCGTGGGTAGTGCGGATGTCAGGTTGATGACCTTGCCGGCGATACTGGCGACGCTGCGGGCGGCCACCGTGCCATCCGGCAGAATGACCGACAGCGTGGCGCCGCTTGATGTCAGGCCGGTTGCGTCATCGACGGTGATTGCCGTGGTAGTTGCGGAGGCGATGCGGCCACCGCGGCGGGCACCAGCTCGCACGGGGTCGCTAACCTCGATGATCTGGCCAGGCCGCACCATCACGCCGGCGTCAATGCTGGCGGAGAAGCTGATTACCTCGCCTTCGTATTGCTCGGAGTAGAGGAGCCACTCCCCAATTCGACCGGCTTGCCCACGACTGGTGCAGGCAAAGGCGCTGATCTCGGTGGTGATGGCGCCGTATTTGCTGATCGAGGTTTGATCCTCGACGACCTCGTAGGCAACGTCCCGCAGCTCTAGGTCAAGGTAACTGACCACGGCTACATTTGGCCGTGTCTTTAGACTGCTGCCCGAATAGCTGAAGCCTTCCTCGGAGACGTTTGCCAGCGTGAACAGATAGGCGGAGTCAGCGGGGCGGTCTTGGCTAATGGTTAGCGCACCAGTGCTCCAGTAGGGCATGGCCCGGAACACCGAACACATGTCATTGATCAACTTGTAGGCGTCTTCCTGCGTTTGGATGTTGATGTTGCAGGAGAAACGGGGCTCTTGACCGCCGAAGCCGTCAGGTACCAATTCAGCGCAATACTGGCTGGCGGAGTAGAAAGCAAACTTGTCCAGCTGGGCGGCGCTGATGTGCTGGCCGAATCCGTAGCGGGAGGTGAGCAGATCCCACAGGATCCAGGCGGGGTCGCTGCACCATTGCGCGGCGTTAAAGCTGCCATTCCATATGCCTGCATAGATCAGGCGGCCGGTGACTGAATCGACGGTGGCGTTATTGGGAATGCGGACCTTGATGCCACGCACCAAGTAGGTGCGCGAAGGGATGGAGTTGAACTGCTCAGCGTCGATGCGTACTGCTACTAATGCGCTGTTGGGATAGCGCAGCTTTGCATAGGTAAGTTCTGTGTAACTCGACCAACTGAATGCGTTTGTGATTTTTGCGGATTCACCGCCTGGTGCGTCTTGCTCTGAGTTGTCGTCGGTGACGCGAGTCACCTTGATATTGACAGGTTTGGATCCCGTCAGGGTGATTAGGTAGTCGCGCTGGTATAGATCGGCTGTCCGGCCTCTAATTACGTCATCAACAACAACGGTATAACCACCGCTTGAG